CCCACGATCTTCTGCATATTTCTGTGCAGCATTCCATTTATCAGTATTTTTAATATAGGTAGTCACCTCATTGATATATCTTTTAGTCTGTCGTGCAGGTTTTTTGGGAGGAGATGTTTCTTTCTTTGGTTTGATTTCAACTAATATAACATCGCCTGATTCCATTTTAATAAGGAGATCAACAAAATAACGATGATACTTTTTATCGACTTTATATTTGTATGGTACAACAATTTCTTCTGAGTTCCAAGCAACAACCTTTGGATTGCTTTCACACCATTTAAACGCTTGTCGTTCCCATAGAGATCGATATGTTACCTTCGAAGGATCGCCTGCATACTTTTCTGGTTTTTTTATTTTGTATTTACCCGAATAAGCCATATAAATAAAGATATATTAGTTAATGTATTCTTATTTATAGGGTAAAATAGTATGTCCAAAATTTATGTATTTCCAGAATCTATTAGAGATAAAGCAGTAAGTGATTCAGGGTTTCCTTTTGTTTCTTTTGAATTTGTAAAAAGGTCGTTACCTGAAAATGCTACTGTTTATTTGTATCTACCACCCGGCTTTTCTGTTCCAGATGGAGCTGCTTATAATAATCTCGATCTAGGTATTATCGGTAACCTCAACAGTGATGGTACAACAAGTATATCAGATTCTGATAGAAAAGCAATTGCAAGAGAAGCTAAAAATAAATTATTAACTGAATTTGGATTTGCTAGTCTTGCTGCTCAACAAAAGATAAAAAAAGGAGAAGCATTTAATCCTAATACCGTATTACAATTTGATAATGTTAATATAAGATCATTTAATTTTCAGTTTAAATTAGTGCCTGAATCAGCAAAGGAAGCTAAGCAAGTTCGAAATATAGAAAATCTTTTTAGAGCTGCATTATATCCAGAAAAGAAAAATCGATTGTATTTAGAATATCCTCCAACTTTTAAAATTAAATTTTATCATGGAAGAAAAGAAAATACATATATGCCACAAATTCAAGAATGTTTTTTAGCCAATATTACTACAACATATAATGCTGGAACAAATATGTTTCATGCTGATGGTGCACCTTCTGAAGTAGATATGTCATTAACATTTACAGAAACAAAGGCAAATACTCGTAAGGATTTGTATCCAGACCAGGTTGATCCGAATGAAGTTGATTCAGGAGATATGATCGACGAAGTTTCTCAAAAAATAAATGATAAAATTAGATCAATCTCTAATATAGCTTAGGAGATAATATGTCATTCTTTAGTCAATTTCCAAAAATTATGTATGATTTTAATCGTACTGGTACTGTTCAACAAATGGTAAATATATTTAGATCTATTAGGCCTCAGTCTAGTGTGCTAAATGATACTACCTTATATAAAAAATATCATATCGATAATGGTCTTAGACCCGATGTAATATCTGAGAGGCTATATGGTACACCAGAATATTATTGGACCTTTTTTGTCATTAATGATTTTTTACATGACGGACTTCAAGCATGGCCATTGTCAGAAGAAGGTATGCGTGATCATATAGATAAAAATTATTCGGGCATAGCTTTACAGTTTACTCCTATAATGACAGCATTAGATGGCAACCCGGCAACTAAAAATTCAATTGCTGGTAAATTAGAACTTGGTGCATTTGTATACGGATTAAAATCTGGAGCTATTGGTAGAATTATAAGAAAGGATTTAGACTTAAATATGATTGTATTGAGTGATGTGATACCAGGCATTGAAGGCCGTAATCCACAGACGGGAGCTATTGATAATAATATTGAAGGTGGTACGTTTGTAACTAATGAATACATACAATCTGAATGGACTGATTCTGAAGGTGTAACACGCACTCTTACTTCTGGATCAGATTTTTTAAATACTCTAAAGCCTGATAAAATTTTTAATTATGCGGACGCACCTGCATTTTATTATTTAGATGGAGATGAAGAAGAAAGACCAGTTACATCTCCCGATATACTACCTACACAAGCAAGTCAAGTGACTCCAATTTATTCTGAATTACAATGGAATTTAGAATTGCAGTCACAAATTCCTAATTTTGATTTAGATCAGTTAAATGAAACTGCATTAGGTGATCGATCTTATATTGCAACTAATACATCCTTAGGTGCACCATTAATATCGAATGGTGGTTATCAGCCCGTTTCTGATGATATAAGCGGTGATATTGTATTTAAATCAAATAGAAATTTTATTAGAGATAAAAACGAAGCTAGGTCAAATATACAAGTTATTAACCCACGCTTTATTAGTGATTTTGTTGAAGAATTTGAGAGATTATTGAATGTCTAGATCTGCAAAAACCACCGGTGGTGCAGCTATCACTCCAGCGTCATATGAGTTAGTTAGTGTTAAATTAACAATGAATGACGATACATCGATAGAAATTAAAAATCTTGTTTCTGATGTGGTTATAAATGAAAGCATTTTTAAATCTTCTATAGAAGTTGATTTAAAGATTGTTGATGGGTTTGATTTATTTCAAAAATCTCATTTAGCTGGCGGTGAAAAAATACAAATAAAAATAATGAGAAGAGATAATACATCGAGTTCTTATGGGTCATCTAAAAATAAATTTGATATAACATGTTATGTCGCAAAAATATATGATCATACTAAGCCAAGCCCAGGAATACAATTTTATAGAATAATATGTTTAAGCGAACATGCATTTATCAGTAATATGAAAACAATTAGCAGATCATTTAACTCAAATGCAAATGCATTAGTAAGAGATATAGCTTTAAATGATCTTAAATATAAAGGTAAAACTAATTTTACAAATAAAAATTTACCGATCATTTCTGGAATATATCCCAGCTTAAAACCATTGCATGCAATTACATGGTTATTAAGAAATGTTGATGATGAAGATACACCATTCTTTTTCTATGAAACTTTACAAGAAGGTCTTCAATTTAATTCGTATAATGAATTGGCCAATCAAGAAGTTTACAAAGAATATAATGATACACCGTTTTATATTAATCAGTTTGAAACATCAGAACACTTCGAAGAAGCTTCTTGTAAAATTTTAGATATGTCATCTAATTTTGATATGTGTAAGTTTGATCAAGTTTCAAATGGTGCATTTTCTGCAGTTGTACATAATTTAGATATTGCAAATAAAAAATATAGCATAACTAATTTTGATTCAGAAGTTGAGAATGGTGTAAAATTAAATCGTCATAAAGGCTTTTCGAAAAATATAAAATTTGATGATATTGGTTTTAATCAAAGTTATGGGTCTAAGGAATTTTATATTTCTACAAATTCAAAGGCCTTTGGTGAAAATAAATTAAGTTATCATGAAAAAATAAAAGATAGTATATCAGCAAAAAATTCTTATTTTCACAATATAAAATTTATGGGATTAGATCTTGAATTATATGGTGACTTTAATATGTGCCCAGGTAAGCTTATAGACTTACAAATACCAAAAAGTACAGACGAAAATGTATTACCATCTGATCAGCGAGAAGGTATGATAGATAAGCTTTTATCTGGTACTTATTTAGTAGCTCATGTTGCTCATGTATTTAATGGTAAAGAATATAGGTGTTCCGTTGGTGTACAAAAAGATAGTTTAACTTATGATTTAGATTCTAGAACAAAAATTGGACAGTAGATATGAATAGAAATAGTGATAGTTTTGTTGGCGGTGGCTTTACTTGGTTTACAGGTGTCGTAGAAGATATCAATGATCCTGAAAAGCTAGGTCGAGTGCGAGTAAGATGCTTTGGCTATCATAGCGAAGACTTAGCAAATATTACTACTGATGCGTTACCTTGGGCAGCTGTAATGGGTCCTACAAACTCTGCAAATATATCTGGTATTGGTACAACCACACATGGATTAGTGAATGGTACATGGGTTGTTGGATTCTTTCGCGATGGTCCTAGTGCACAAGACCCGATTATTATGGGAACAGTCGGATCAACATACGAAGAAAAACCAAAAACAACTGTTGGCTTTTCTGATCCTTCTGGCACATATCCAAAATTTCAACAAGATACTGATGGTAAAGATTTAGAATCAACCTACGTAGATACTAACCTGTTAGCACGTGGCACGAATACCATTACACGAAAACTTGATACTGTAACTGAAGAACCTGCAACAAAATATGCAGCAGTCTATCCGAATAATAAAGTAACACAAACAACATCTGGTCATATTATTGAAATAGATGATACGCCAGGTGCTGAAAGAATTAATGTACGACATATGTCTGGTACATTTGTAGAAATACACCCTAATGGTGATGTTGTACAGAATAATGGTAACCGATTCCAAATAACAACTGGTAACGATAATGTTCATATAACAGGTGTTTGTAATTTAACAATAGACCAAGACTGTAATACAACAATCGGTGGTGATTGGAATATCAATGTTACAGGTAATAAAAACGAAACAGTCGATGGTCAGGTAACAGAGACATACCGTAGTAACCAAACAACAAATATTACAGGTACGCTGGATCTGGATGCTTCGACTGAACTAGACTTAGATGCACCGACAATTAACTTAAACTAGGAGAATAATATGCCAGGTATTACAAGAGTAGGAGATAAACATCAGGGACATGCAAGTCCCACCCCCAACCCGTTTCATAAGACTTCTTATGCATCTGGTTCTCCTAATGTATATGTTAATAGCAAAAAGGCTGTAAGAGAAGGAGATGCTACCGGCTGCGGTGATAAGGCTGTAGGTAAAAGTGGTACAGTAAAAATAAATGGTAAAGGTGTTCATCGTATTGGTGATTCAACAAGTGGTCATGGTAGCTGGGTTCCGAATGCTTCGGCACAAGGCTCAGGCAACGTAAACGCTGGAGGTTAAATGGCTAAACCAAATTATGCATCTTTATTAGCACAAATAGCAGCAGAAACAGATCCTACTGCTAAACAGATTTTAATCGATCAATGTTATCAGTTTCCAGAGCCATTGACGA